GGCCACTGGCAACATAAGTGGATGCACTTTCCGGGTGTGCGTATTATTAACCGGACTTGGCTACTTCCGGGTAGTCTTTTTTTTTGTGTGATGGTGTATAATTGGTGTATGGAAAAACAACTTTCAGGTAAGGCAATGGAAAAGTTTCCCGACTATAAAACAGTTTCAGTGTCAAGCCTGATTCCGTACGCTAGAAACAGCCGCACACACAGCGATGCCCAGGTTGGCCAGATTGCCGCAAGCATTAAAGAATTTGGCTTTCTTAACCCCATCATTGTTGACGGCGAAAGCGGCATCATTGCAGGCCACGGACGCGTGCTTGCTATGCAGAAGCTGGGCCTGGCCGACGTACCAGTGATTGACGCAAGCCACCTTACAGACGTTCAGAGGCGGGCCTATGTCATTGCTGACAATAAGCTGGCGCTAAATGCCGATTGGGATAGCGAGATGTTACGGGTCGAGCTTGATGAGCTTGGGAAGGATGGCTTTGATATTGAGCTTACCGGCTTCTCGCTGGACGAAATTGCCGACCTACAGATCGAGGAAGTGCCGGAAGGTTTAACCGACGAGGACGCCGTACCAGAAGCCCCTGACGAGCCGGTAACGGTTGAGGGTGATGTATGGGTGCTGGGCAATCATCGGTTGATGTGCGGGGACTCTACTAGCATTGATGCGGTTGAGAAGCTGATGGATGGTGGGCTTGCAGATCAATTTATAACCGATCCGCCTTACAATGTAGCGTATGAGGGCAAGACAAAAGACTCTCTAACGATTCAGAACGACGAGATGGGAGACGCCGATTTCCGGCAGTTCTTGGTTGACGCATTTACTGCCGCAGACACGGTGATGAAAGAGGGTGCCGTTTTTTATGTATGGCATGCGGACTTAGAGGGGTATAACTTCCGAGGGGCTTGTTTGGATGCAGGCTGGAAGGTAAGGCAGTGCCTTATATGGAATAAAAACCATATGGTCATGGGTCGGCAGGACTATCACTGGAAGCATGAGCCTTGCCTTTACGGCTGGAAGAGTGGTGCAGGCCACCTATGGAACACTGACAGAAAGCAGGTCACGGTTCTAGACTTTGAACGGCCAGGAAGGAATGGCGGTCACCCAACAATGAAGCCAATTAAATTAATAGAATATCAGGTTCTAAATAACACCAAAGGTCAGGACGTGGTGCTAGACCTTTTCGGCGGCAGCGGCACAACCCTAATCGCCTGCGAAAAAACCAACCGCCACTGCCGAATGATGGAGTTAGACCCTCGCTATTCAGACGTTATTTTACAGAGGTGGGCTGAGTTCACCGGCAAAGACCCTGTGCGAGAAGATGGCGCGAAGTGGTCTGAGTTGAAGAGTGGATAAACTTACTATATAATATTGGTGTAATCCTTATTATGGAGTCGCCAGCATGGCTAGGCCAAAACCTAATTTAACAGAAAAAGAACTAAAAGATCGGCAGGCTAGGTGGGTCAAGGAGTGGCGGGATAGAAATCCCGAGAAAGCGAAGATGGCCAGAAAGCGGGCGTATAATAACAGGAAGATAAAGGCCATGAATATGGTGGATGGGCCTGTTTGTAAAAAGTGCGGATGTGATGAGCTAGATTTCTTGGAGTTTAATCATATTGATGGTGGTGGGTGTAAGGACTGGAGGGAGAACGGCGCTAGATCAATGGCGGACAGAGTGATAATGGGCCGTGATGTTGATGACTTGGAGATATTGTGTCGGCTCTGCAACGCGCTTGACCACCTGAACAGGAAGAATGAAAGTCAGTCTGCGAGGTATAAAGTATCATGGTCATAAACCGCTGGCAGCAGTACACCGGCAAAGAAGCCGTACTAGAATCGACAGGCGAAACATACAACAGTAAGATGACCGCATGACCAACAAACCAACCAGCAACCACGTCCCCACCGAAGCCACACGCCAAACCGTGCAGCTTCATACGATGGTGGGCACAACGCAGGCAGACATTGCCCGCGTGCTGGACATTGACGAAAAGACCCTGCGCAAGTATTACCGGGGCGAGCTAGACCTGGCGAAAGCAAAAGCCAATGCCACCATCGGCGGGGCACTGTTTAACAAGGCAAAGACCGGCGACACTGCGGCCATGATATTCTGGATGAAGACACAGGCGGGGTGGCGTGAAACTAGCAACACTAACCACCTTAGCGAAGACGGAAGCATGTCTCCCACCTTCTCCGGTATGTACGGCAAGCCAGACCCGGACGCATAACATGGCAAGCCTGAATCCAGCGCTTCAAGGGTTTTGGTTCGACGGCGACCCAGCCCCTGAGAATTTTATCAAGGTCCGCAACCGTGTTCTTTACGGTGGGCGGGCTTCTTCCAAATCCTGGGAGTTCTCGGGCATGGCTCAGTCAATAGGAGCGCAGTACCGAACCAGGTTTCTATGTGTTCGGCGGTTTCAGAACAAGATAAAGGAATCGGTTTACACTCTTATCAAAGCGCAGATTGATAATTTCGGCACGCCAGGGTATGAGGCGCTGGCAAGCGAGATCCATCATGCCAACGGGACCAGCTTCACGTTCTACGGGATTGAGAAACATACAGACGAGATAAAATCTTTCGAGGGCGCTGACATACTATGGATCGAAGAGGCGCACAACCTTACAAAAGATCAGTGGGATATCCTAGAGCCGACGATGCGAAAGCAGGGCTCAGAGATCTGGGTCAGTTTCAACCCCAAGCTAATGACGGACTTTATCTATCAGCGGTTCATTATTGACCCGCCGCCATCTACGCGATCTCGCTTGATAAACTACACTGAAAACGAATTCCTTTCAGAAACGATGCTGGCTGTCATTTCCGCCAAGCGCGAAGAAGACGAAGAAGAATATCAGCACATCTACCTCGGCGTCCCCCTAACAGACGACGAAAGCGCGGCAATAAAACGCTCATGGCTAGAAGCTGCCATTGATGCAGACATAAAGCTGGGCGTTGACCTCTCCGGCGCAAGGTGTGTAGGATACGACGTAGCAGACAGCGGCGATGACAAGAACGCAACGGCCATGTTTGACGGCGCAATCTGTGAAGACATCGACGAATGGAAAGCGCCCGAAGATGAGCTGACCAAATCAACTAAGCGCGCGTGGGCTCAGGTCAGAAACGGCAAGATGCTGTATGACTCTATCGGCGTTGGTGCGCACGTTGGTTCGACCCTAAAAGAGATGGACATTCAATTCGGGTATCACAAGTTCAACGCGGGCGGGGCCATTATTAATCCCGATCGAGAATACGCGCCGGGCATCACACAAAAAGATAAATTTGAAAATCTGAAAGCCCAATCTTGGCAGGATGTTGCGGACAGATTGCGCAATACGTATAATGCGGTTAATAAGGGCATGGTTTACCCGTCAAGTGAGTTAATGGCATTACGCAGTGATTTACCATTTTTGCAGCGATTGATGACCGAACTTGCCAGCCCACGGAAAAGCTACAGCAAAAAAGGATTGGATATGGTGGAGTCGAAAGTGGATCTGTCAAAGCGCGGCGTTAAGTCTCCAAACCTTGCGGACGCCTTCGTCATGGGCGCTTGCCCTCACCTCATCGTTTATCAAGGCTACGACATGATGGCAGTCTATTCATGAGCAACTTTTTCGCAGACGTATCACGCGGCCTAGTTAACGCTGTGTCTGGCCTCGGCAGCGACCGCGACAAAGCTACACACGGAACCTGGAACTTTCAGCCGCTTGATCGCCAACAGGTCGAAGCCGCTTACCGCTCTAACTGGATGTGTCGCAAGGCCGTGGACATCCCTGCGTTTGACATGATGCGTGAGGGCTGGGCTTGGCAGTGCGATAAAGATCAGATTACCGCAATTGAGGCCGAAGAGAAGCGCCTCGGCGTCCTAAGTAAAGTTTTCAACGCAATCAAACAAGCCAGACTCTACGGCGGCTCAGCCATCCTTATCAGCGACGGCTCAGACGATCACTCAACACCGCTGAACCCAAATACCGTTGGCAAAGGTGGCGTCGCGTTCCTAAAAGTTATGGATCGCTACCACATGACCAGCGGATTGCTCGACTATGACCCCATGTCACCGACCTACATGGAACCCACCTATTACGATCTGGTGGGCGCTGCTGGTGGCACTGTCCGCATTCACCCCTCCCGCGTTGTGCGCTTCATCGGCGCTGACCTCCCTACAGACTGGGAAGTCTTGGTAGACCGCTGGGGTGATAGCATACTTGACGCCATTGAGATCGCTATTAAAGACGCCACTGCCGGGCAGCAAGGCATTGCCGCACTGGTTCAAGAAGCCAAGGTGGACGTCTATCATATCGACGGCTTCATGGAGGGCATGAAATCCGAAGTCTACAAAAAGGCAGTGGTAGAGCGGTTTAACCTAGTCCAAAGCATGAAATCAACGGTTAACGCCTTGGTACTGGATAGCAAAGACGAATACCAGCAGAAGACAA